ATTTACTAATATCTCCTACAGCTCCTATAGCTCCCCCAATTATAGCACCAACTGGTCCTCCTACGGCCGCACCAGTTGCAATACCTGTTAAAGTTCCTATAAATGGATCTAGAAATTCTATAATTTTTCCTACTATACTAAAAACATCTCCTAATACACTTAGTATAGGAGTTAATGCTGTAGCTACATCTACAAAAATAGCTTTTAATTTTTCTACGGTAGCGTTAAATTTAGTTTGAAGATCTTGAGCTTCTAGTCTATCAGCTAATTCATCTTTACCTAATGCTCGCAATTCTTTAGCTGATTTACCTTGTACTTCTTGCTGAAATAAAATATCAGCTAATTGGTCTGAAGTCATTCCCATAGCTTTAGCTAATGCTTCTTGCTGAATAACGTTCATTTTGGTAAAGTCGGAGAAAGTTCCAGCTTCTTTTTGTAATTCCTGTGCTAATGTAACTTGATCTCCTGCTAAAGCTGCTGCTCTTGCTCTTTCAAGATTTATATTTTTACCTAGCAATAATTCTGCTTCTAGTTCAGCAGTAATAGAAGATTCAAAGTCAAGTAAAGATTTACCAGCATTTGCTACATCTTGTAATGAAGCACCAAATAATTTAGCTTGTGTAACTGCTGCAGCTATTCGTGAAGGATTAGCACCTAAATTAGCTCTAATAGTACCTGTCACTTTACCTGTTTGTTCTAAAATATCTCTTAGATCCATTTGAACTCCAGATTGCATTTGGAGTTGGTAACTGGTAGCTAGTACATCTTTATAATTGGATTCAAAGCTTGTTCCTGTAACTTCGGAAGCTGCAGCTAAATTTCCTGCAGATTCAGAACTAACTCCTACTACTTCAGTTAACTTAGTCATTGTAACCAATGTGCCTGAAGCAAAATTGGTTATAAATCCAAATTGTTTATTTAATTCACCAAAGGATTTTGCTAATTTAGTAGCAGTTATATTTATATTACCTGATTGATTAGCAGCTTCTGTTAAACCCATTCTAAATTCTACAGCCTCACTTTTAGTGAGAGCCATAGATTTTTGGAGTTCAGTTGTTTCTTTATCAGCTTGTCCTAAAGCTTGAACAAATTCTGCAATTAAAGTTAAGGGACTAAGAGCTTTAAATAGGTTTTTACCTAAATTACCAACTAAGTTCCCTATAACCCTAAACTTATCTCCAGCTCGAGCAACTCCCTGATTACCATCTAATAAAGATTGAGCATATTCTTTACTTTTATTAATAGCATCATTAAGACCTAAAGCTTCACTAAATTTACTTCCTCCTAATTTTTTTAATACTCCATCTGCTCCTTCAGCTATTCCAAACATGCCGCCAGTAATTTTTTTCATTTCTTCAGCTTGACGTTGGATTTCTTTAATTTGTTTTTCTTGTTTAGCTAAAGTATCAAACTGATTAGCATATAATTCAAGCAAATGTATTTCTTCATCCGTTAAATTATTTCTTTCATCATTAATTTTTTGGAAAATAAGAGCAGATTTGGACGCTGAGTCCATTTGGAGTTTTAATGAATCGTTTATATTTTGGTTAGAGAAAAGTATATTATCAACAACAGCATTAAATTCAGTATTTACACTAGAAACTGCCTGTTGTTGTTTTACTAGAGTATTTGCAAGAGTTTCTATTTTTCTAGAACCGCTAACTACTTCTTTCATTTCATTAGCAATTCTAGTTGTAATATTTGATACCCCCCTAAAGGCATCAGCAGTTCTTCTAGCACTTTCACTTGTACCTAATACTGCTCTGGCAGATCGTAATGCTTCATCTGTAAAACTACGTTGAAGAAATAGTGTTTCTTCTATCTCTTCCCTAAGTCTTCTTTGGTATTCTAATTCTTGCTGAGTAGACATATATTATCAAGGTATATGTTATAAATATTATTATTTATAATTTGTTTTACCTTTAAATTCTTTGGATGCTTTCATAAATTCAGGAGTATTTACAGTACCATCAGGGTTAACTAAACTTTTAACATTAGATGACTGTTGTTTTTTAGCAGTCTCATTTTGCTGTTCATAGTACGTACGAATTTCATTAAACGTATATTTACGTAGCCATAACGGCATATTATAAACAGTATTCCAATCGTATCCACCTTGTCCGTGGAATACGATTTCATGAATCTGTTTAAATACTGTTAATCGAAATTCGGGTGCTGTATTAGAGGTCAGGCCAAAAAAAGTTAAGTCCAATTGGAATGTCGACTCGGTTGTCCCCATTTTCGGGAAAAAAAGTTAAATCTACGTCTGGACTTAATTGTTTTATTTTTTCTCTTAATGCTCTTGAATCCTGAGCTAAGAGGTAATTGTCTACAAATTCTCGAATTTTGGGTTTTTCTGTTTCCCCGTTAACGGAAAGAATTTGGTGTTTTAATCTGGTAGTGATTGTAGAAGAATTATTTTTGTTTATTTTACTTAAACCTTTCAATTCTTGCTCTATTTTTTTCTCATCACCATGAGTTAATAGTTTAAACGTAATTACATTACCTGAACCTGGGAGTGTGAGAGCAAATTCGTTGGATTTAGCTTTTTGTACCTCCTCGTGTAATGGAGCATTTTCTATTTTAGTTAAATCAACTGTTTCTTCTTCTCCACGATATATGAATTTATAATCTTTACCATATCCTAAGATGCGAGCTGCAATCATGATTGCGTTTTTGTCTCCAATTAGCAAATCATCGTAGCTAATTTTAGTAACGATTAGAGATTGGAGCAATTTGTCCAATACTGTTCCGTTTTGAATATAGGATTGGTTAGTTAAGATATCCTCTTCTTTAGCGGTCATGTATTTCATTTCAATATTACCACTAGCAAGTGGACTGTCGGAAGGATACAATAAGCCTTTTGAGGGTAATTCGATTGTTTCGGTAGGTAACTTAAATTCAGACATATACTTGTTTTAAAATAACTTTTGTTCGATGATAAATATGAAGATAAGAAAAAGCTTGACAAAAGCCAAGCTATTTTTCTTAATTTATGTATGTATTTTATACTAGTCTAATTTGTATAAAGCTTCCACTTCTATATAAACCACCTAATGGAACACCACCAGATGCAGCAGCTGTATCGTTTACAAAGTTTAAAGAAGCAGATATTTGAGGTAAAACTGTAAAGCCATTAATGTTTGTGCTTCCGGATACTAAAAGTGAACCTGTTACCATTAATTTATGGGTTCCAGCTGTAAAACCAACTCTAGTATCTTGTAGTAAAAATAATTCATTATTATTTAAACCCATCTGCAATACATCAACGGTTGAACCGTCTTTTTCATATTGCATTTTAGCAGTTATATCATCTGCAAATAATTTTAAAGCGATATTTTCAGAATAAGTATTATTTCTATGCCTTACTTCAAAAACAGAACTTCCTTGATCTGCAGCTATTGTATTATGTATAAATCTAACTGAGCTTGTTAAATCTCCACTACCTGATATAGCGGTAAAGGAACCAGTAATTGTTTGGTTTCCAATAAATCTATTTGATCCAGTTGTAGCAAATGAACCAGTAGCGGAGTTGAATGATCCTGTTGATAATTTATCTTGACTTAACCCTTCTAAATAGGTAAGGTTTCCATCCATTTCGTTAAAGGTCAGTTGTGAGCCTTTTTCACTTCTTAATACTAATGGCATATTATTTTTTAGTTATAATTTTTTATTACACGTATCCGTTTTCTACATACCCTTCTGCTACATAAAGCAAGTCTTGAACTGGAGGTTTAATTCCTGAATTGGCAACAGGAGAAAAAATTGAAGAAGGAATTCTTGCCGGAAATGGGAGCATAGTATTAAGATACTTTACTCGAGATTTAGGGCTAAATGCTGAGAAAGTGGCTTGTTTAGCTAATCCTTCTTCATTATCCACACTAACTCTTACAGGTGGTTTGGTCTCCTTACTCATGCTATTATTTTGTTATAAATATATAAAAAAACCTACCCCGGAATAGGGGTAGGTTAAAAAATTTATATAAAAAATTGAATTAAAAGTTCAATACACAGTAATCTGGTTGAACAGTCATTGTAATGTTAATAGCTGTACTTTCTGTGTCCCAACTATATTCACCAAAGTTAGCTTCAGTAATCAAAGCACCCTTAATAATCCATTCAGATACTACATCACCTACTGGACCTAACACGTTGAATGTTAGATCTTTCTTGTAGAAATCAGAGTATCCATCTCTACCAGTTACTGATTCGTGGTGTAATCTAACCCACTCCATTACAGCTTGTGCTCCAGATGGAGTGATTGGATCAAATAGGGTAAATTGGATTGTGTTCCAAGTAGTTTTACCCTTAACCATTCTACGAACGTTAATATGGTTAAGAGCTACTACTCCTTGAGTCAATGATACCGCTCCCATACCTTTTACGGTATAGGAGGGAACACCATCTATATACATTATAAATCTATTCGCCTGCTTTGGTTCAAAAGCTGTGAAGAATATTTCGTTTGGATCTAATACTGCCATTTTATATATGCTTTATTTTATTATAAATATCTAAATTCTAACTTCTTATGCAGGGAAAACTGCACCAGTTGGCAACACGTTGAAATCCAACACAATGAATTCAGCAGTACGAGTTGGTTGTAAGAATATTTGACCTACTAGCTCGTTTCTATCTACTACATCGGCTGTGTTGTTAGTTTCATCCATTACTACTTTAAATGCATACAAACCTTGTCTTTGTTGTACAGATTCTAAGTATGGATTTACTTGGCTCAAGAAGTTGTTTCTAGTAGCGGCTGTATTTTGTTCGAATACTAATCCTTCTGCTACTTGACCTATATAGCTCTTAAGGGCAATTAACAATCTTCTTACGTTTATTCTGTCAAGTGCAGAAGCACGTTTCTGAAGTGTTTTTTGGCCATATACTGTTACTCCAGCTCCAACTCCACCAGGGAATGTAGCAATTGGGTTAACATTTGCTTCATATAGATCATCTCTGTTAGAGGCTGTTAATTTTCTTTCAGCTTTAATTACTTGACCTAATCCACCTCGGTTAATACCTGCAGGTGCAAACCATGGATCTGCAGAAGCATCTGTAAAGGCATATACACCTGGAATCATAGTTGAAGCTGGTACCCAAACAAATTCTGCTGTATTTGGATCGATGGTTTGTAACCAAGGCCAGTATGTAGCAGCATAGCTAGAATCAAAAGCAGCAGCTTGGTTAATTACAGAGTTTATCTGAGAACCATATTCTCTTAAATCTACGATCGCGATTGCATCACCTCTTCCAATTGTGTTATTTACAATATTATTTACTTGAGTACCTTGATGCTGTTGAGTTAAGCCTGGAGCTGATATTACATTGTATTTGTATTCATCAGTATTTGCTAATAAAGCAATTGCATTATTGTAATCAGATCCTGTTAATCCTTGGATATCAGTTCCAATATTCTGGTAGAATTTAGCAGTTTTACCTACTGGGATGTTAGATCCAATAGCGCTACCAAATGAACCAGAGCTTACACTTGGTAATGATCCTGTGAATTGGTTTTTAGCAATACCATTATTATCAAAGTATTGTGGTGTATTAAATCTTATTTCTCTTACTCTTACGTACTTAGAAGCATTAGGGTAAGAACCAGTTTGTTGAATGTAATATCCATCAGTTGTTACTAGGTTAAAAGTTGTATCACCTATTACTTTAGAAATATAGTTAGCAGCGTATGGATCTAGTGATAAGTTGTTGTAAGATTCTAGTACTGTTTTTTGTACGTTATTGTCATCTCCTCTTCTAATCAATAAACTAAATGTTCCAGAAGCAGTGTTAACAGTTGGAATTTCCCATCTAACGTTATCGGCGGAGCCTGAAACTAGAGCACCATTAACTTCAGTTCCAGTGTTGTTCATAATAATACCTTCGGAAATTGTCTCAAGTACAAAAGGAGATCCACCAGTAGTAGGACCACCTGATCCAGTTGGGATTAGTGAACTAGTTGCAGGAGAAAAATTATCACCTGAACCAGATACTACTCTAGTTACTAATAAAGAAGTACCACCATTTTGGAAGTAATTGCTAACTGCAATTGAGGTAAGGTAAGAATATACGTTAGATCCACTTTGAATAGCTCCACCAAAAACGTTGGTAAATTCGCTAAACGAACCTACTAGTGTTGGTATTTCAACTGGTCCTTTTGCGGTAGGGCCAATTATAGCTGCTCCTCTTTCAAGTGGCTGACCTTGTATAAAAGATTGATCGTTCTCTCTTGCTAATACACCGGGAGATAATAGAGTTTCTGCCATTTTATTAAGTTATTTTATATTGTTTTGTTATAAATATGAGAAACCCTTTCAAAAAACTATTCTGCCTTAGTAAATTCTCCTGAGGTTATGTCTATTGTTCCATCCCCATATTTTTGGGTAAGCTC